TGATAGTAATGAGGATGAATATATCTTGACATATAATGTTGAGGCTGGAGAGAGAATTAATAGGTTACCAAATACTATTTCGCTTCATAGAAAAAAGCAGACAAATACGCTATATACAATTAATGCGTTAAATAATTTAGTTCAGCTTTTGAATGATGGGGAAATAGACCCCACTTTTCCTATAGAATGGGAGAATTATCGTAATATGTTATTAGTGACAAACGATAGTGGGTATGGATTAAAGAAAATAAAAACTAAGGTTGATAAAATAGTAAAGTTATAGGAGGCAAAATGCCTAAAAATGTTACGTTTCCCAAGTGTATTGGGTATCAGTGGAATAAAGATTTTAATAAATATTTATTAGAAACTTTAGCAAAAAATGACAATTGTTCAGTAGATGAAGTCAAAGAAAAGTTAGTTAAATACGAAGAAAAATTTAATCCACTATGTATGCAGTGGAGAGATTCCAATTTTACTGACTATAGTGTTTATGATCATATAGACTACAAGTATACAACAATTCCAAGTTTCTATATGGAAACACGTCCAACTCTTGGACAATTNCAAACAAAGTTTAGAGATAACAATATAGATTTAAATAGTATTACATCAGTATTAGATTTTGGATGTGCTATAGGCTTAACTACAGTATTACTATCTAGAATTTTTCCAAATGCAGAAGTAGTTGCTCACGAACAGAGTAAAGATGAATTAGGAATATTGAGTAAAATNATAGAAGATCACAATATTAAAAATATAACAATATCTGAGAGTTTACCAACAAATCGAAAATTTGATTTAGTATGTATATTTGAAACAATAGAACACACACCAGATCCAATAACGTTTTTCTTAGACAATATATTACCAATTTCTGGTAGATATTTTGCATATTCAGCCAGATGGTCACAACCATATGTTGGACATTTTGATGAGTTTATTAATCCATTACAAAATGGTAAAAAAGTACCAACTAGAACTATGGCTAGAGATTTTAAGAGGACTATAAAGAAGCATTTTAATCATATAGGTACTGGCTTCAATGGTCATGGAATCTTTTTTGAAAAAAACTAGTCTTTCGAAAAAAACGTATATATTTATATATGTAAAAGGTTATTGCAAAAGCAATGAAAAATGAAAATAACAAAATAGGAGAAATCTAATGCCAATTGACTTAGATGCAATCAAAAATAGGTTACAAACCCTTCAGCAAACAACTAGTCGAACTTCCAATTTATGGAAACCGTCCCCAGGAACACAACAAATAAGGATGCTTCCTTATAAACATAATAAGGACAATCCTTTTATTGAGTTGTATTTTCACTATGATATAGGTAGCAAATCATATTTGTCGCCAGTATCTTTTGGAAGACCAGATCCATTTGTAGAATTCGCAGACAAACTAAAAAGCACTGGAAACAGAGACGATTATATGCTAGCTAAAAAGCTAGAGCCAAAAATGCGTACATTTGTTCCAGTTGCTGTTAGAGGCGAAGAAGACCAACCAGTTAGATTTTGGGGTTTTGGTAAAATGGTTTACCAGGAACTTCTTGGATTTATTTCAGATCCAGATTATGGTGATTTGACAGATCCAATAACCGGTAGAGATATCGTTGTTGAATTTCAATCAGCAGAAGAACTTGGAAGATCATTTCCTAAAACCACGATTAGAGTTAAGCCCAATCAGACAAAGGTAACTGATGATGAAACCAAATATGACTCCATGATAAACGATCAGAAAAAAATCACTGATATTTATACTGAGTTATCATATGAAGAGCTTACAGACGTTCTTAATATTTGGTTAAACCCAGATGACGCCGACGAATCTGAAACAGTAACAACTAATACTTCAGGACCAGCACCAAAACCGGCTGGTAATGGAAAAAAAGTTGAAGATGTTTCAGAAGCATTTGATCAGCTTTTTAACTCATAATCTATAAACATAACAAACGGGACGTTGAACTGCCGACAGTAGAACACTGCTGTGTAACGGTCTGGTGTCTCATCCATTGGTTCAGCGTCCCAAGTTATAAAGGAGAACGTAGATGAAAATAAGAGAATCCATTCGTGACGAATTAGCTTCAACTCTAGCAGACAATTTAAATAAGAAATTTAAAAAACATCAAGTAGCGTACTTTTTAAGTGGCCAATCTGGTGCACCCACAGAAGTTGTAGATTTTGTTAGCACTGGATCTTCTATGTTAGATTTAGTTATTAGTAATAGACCTGAAGGCGGATTGCCTATTGGAAGAATAACAGAAATAACTGGATTAGAGGCTTCAGGAAAATCTTTATTAGCAGCGCATGCTTTAGTGAGCACTCAGAAAAAAGGAGGAGTTGCTGTGTATATTGACACAGAAAACGCTGTAAGTCATGAATTTTTAGAAGCAATAGGTATTGATTTGAAAAAAATGTTATATGTTCCANTAGACACTATAGAAGAAGTGTTTGAAGCAATAGAACATATAATAGAATCAATACGAACTTCAGACAAAGATAGGTTAGTTACTATTGTTGTAGATTCAGTTTCAGGTGCAACAACAAAGATTGAAGCAGAAGCAGATTATGATAAAGAGGGTTGGGCTACATCTAAAGCTATTATTATTTCTAAAGCTATGAGAAAAATTACAAATATGATTGGTAGACAAAAAGTAACTTTAGTGTTCACTAATCAACTTAGACAGAAACTTGGAGTAATGTTTGGGGATCCATGGACAACAAGCGGTGGAAAAGCTTTAGCATTTCATTCTTCAGTTAGATTACGATTAAAACAAATGGGGCAAATAAAACAGAGAGTTGATAAAGTTGATCAGGTTATTGGGATAAAATGTAGAGTTCAAGTTATGAAAAATAGAGTTGGTCCACCTTTAAGAGTGACAAATTATGATATGTATTTTAATTCTGGAATAGATGATTTTGGAGGGTGGTTAAATACACTTAAAGAACATGATTTAGTTAGAACTGCAGGAGCTTGGTCTCAAATGGACAGAAAAGATGGAACTGTTTGGAAGTTTCAAGGTAAAGATTTTGTTCCTAAAATTAAAGAAGATAAAGAGTTGAGAGATGAAATTTATAAAACACTTTGTGAAAAAATTATTATGCAGTACAGACCTGGAGCCGAAATAGATCAAGATAATATTGTAGTAGATACTGAAGTTTTTGAAGAATGACAAATTATAAAAAGCTCTTAGATGATGTAAGAAAAAATAAACCACAATCTTCTCTTGAGCCGAATAGCAAAATTCTTATCGTTGATGGTCTAAATACCTACATAAGAGGTTTTGCAGCAAATCCCTCTTTAAACGAAGATGGGATTCATGTAGGTGGCATAACTGGATTTTTACAATCTGTTGGTTATGCCATTCGTAGTTTTAGACCAACTAGATGTATTATTGTTTTTGATGGAAAGGGCGGTTCAAGTAGGCGTAGGAAGATCTATCCAGAATATAAGGGTAATAGAAGGCCAACACAGCGAAGGTTTAATAGAGCTGCAAATTTTGAAGATTTACAAGATGAAAGAGAGTCTATGAATTTTCAATTACGCAGAATTATGGATTATTTATCATATTTTCCTGTTACTATTTTAGTTGTAGATAATACAGAAGCTGATGATATTATAGCCTATGTTTCAAACAATATATTTACTGAAGACAAAAATAAGTGTATTATTATGTCAACAGACAAGGATTTTTTACAGTTAATAGACGATAGAGTTTCTGTTTGGAGTCCAACTAAGAAAAAATTATATACTCCAGACTCACTGTTTGAGGAGGTTGGAATTTTTCATTATAATTATATAATGTACAAAGTGTTACAGGGAGATAAGTCAGATAATATTCCTGGTATAAAGGGNTCTGGACATAAAACATTACAAAAGCGGCTTCCATTTTTATTTGAAAGCAATAGGGTTACATTGAATCAAATTTCTAAATATTCACACGATCATATAAACGAAGTTAAGTTTTACCAAAATATTTCTAATTCAAAGGATCAACTAGAACTGAATTATAAATTAATGCAGCTTCACGATCCTAGTATGTCTGGAAAAAATAAACTCGATGTTTTAGATAGAGTTCGGGAACCAATAAGTAGATTAGTCAAATATAAAGTTATTACAATGAGTATGGAGGATAAAATATATAGCATATTGAGAAATATTGAATCATGGACTAGAGACACATTTAATCAATTAGATATTTTTGCAGGTATGACACATGGCTCAACATGACAAATTAGCAACATACGGTTATTCCTTTCAGACAAAATTAATAGCCGCATTACTAATAGATAAATTGTTTACAAAACAAATTATTGATATTTTAGACGTTAAATATTTTGAATCTGAAGCTAATTCTTGGATAATTTCCTGTATTCGAGAGCATTTTACAAAGTTCAAGGTAGCTCCAACATTAGAAGTATTAAAGATCAAATTACAGGATGTCACCAACGATGTTCTAAGGGCGTCTATCGTTGAACAGCTAAGAGAGTCATGGAAACATATAGAGTCAACCGATTTAGATTT